GGGGGTTTCCCCCCCTTAGTTCCAACGGGTTTAGTACCTCGTTGGGCGCCTAACAGCGCTAGGACTACAAAGAGGTGTTTCTGTCTTTGCAGTCTGGTCTTTCTTCGGTTATGCAGGCGATCGAAGATGGGCTTACTATGACTTGTCCTGCGGAGGATGAGTCATGAGTTTTACTAGAACGGTTGAAAAACCGGGCATTATTCAATATGCCGACTATTCTGGCGTCACTGCTGAGAGGAATTGGACGAGTCCAACCCTCTATGAAGTGATGGCGCCAGGTAGTACTACTAGTTTTATCTCATCGGAAGGGTTTTCGGATGTGGAGATTGCAAATTTCCACGCCCGAAGGGCAGCGGGTGATATTTTTAACAACCCGTTTCACAAATGGAAGTCGAGTACGATTGTGAATACCTCTGGAGAGCTTGATCTGCTCTTTACCGGATGGTATTTACGACCGACTTGGTTCCATTCGTTAGCCGGTAAACCCAACCCACCGGTCGCTAGCATTTCTAGCATTTCGCATCACCCTGACACACAGGACCTCGCGGACGAGCTAAAACAGAAAGCTGTCCCGAAGGCCTGGAGCCGGGTAAATGATGCGTCTGCCGAATTGCTGGCGTCGATTGCCGAAGGTGCTGATACGATTAACTTCGTAGCTTCAAAGCTCTTTCGTGCGGTCAAAATCCTCCGCGCTTTAAAGCGGCTTGATCTCAAACAAGTTCGTAATGAGATCACGCCTATCGACTATTCCAAAGCTTATCTGGAATATAGGTATGCCTTGCGACCCCTTATTGGGGAAGTGCAGGGTGCTTTAGAAGCGATGAACAGGAAGTATTCTTCACCTCGTATGACTCGAGGGTGGCGGTTGGTTGAGTCTTTACCGACCACTGTCACTGAGGGATCCGGGTCTCATACATTGAATATCAACTCTTTGAGTGGGTATACAATTCATGAGACCGTTTCGACCACAACTGAAGTATCGGTTGGGGCCGGAATACTGTTTGAGGTTAAGTCCACAGGGGTTAACTCCTGGGGCCTGGATCAGGTTGTCCAGACAGCATGGGAAGTTGTCCCATTTAGCTTTATTGTGGACTGGTTCTGCAATCTAGCTGATATTATTGGGGCTCACTCACCTAAGCTGAACACATTACCGCTTGCGAACTGGTGTACAGTTCAAAAATCAACGGTTGTTTCACGCACCATTTATTATGGTGGCCAAAGCTCTATTAAGTACGGAGCTTTTGTGAATGACCCTGGTTTGTGTACGCGTTTTAACACGCCTACATACACTGTACAAAGCGTACTCACGGAGAAGGATCGGATTCCTGATCCTGAAATTCCGTGGTTACCATCTTGGGATGTTAATCTTGACGTCCTGAAACTTTTAGACCTTGCCGCTATTCTTAAGAGCTTTCGTGGCTCTATTCGCTAGCGGCGGTAAAAACTTTACCAGAGGAGTAAAAACTATGTCACTGACAATCCAATCGGATGTAGCCAACAACGATACACTCGTAGCAAAAGTCTTTAACCGGGCACGTGTGCTTATGAATGGGCTTAAAACGCTCTTTCACGAGTCTAATTCCCATACTACCGCTCGGCCGAGCACTTTGTCTTTTGAGACAAGTGAACCTCGACCAAATGGTCAGTTCATGGGAGTCACACGACCTAAGATTGTTCGAAGACGCACTATTGACGTCGAGTCGCTCGATCCCGCAGTCGAAGTCACCCAACCCCTCATCGGAAAAATAGAATTTTCTGTTCCGGTAGGGGCGACGGATGCCGAGATGCTGGAAATGCGGCAAGACTTGATAGCCGTACTGGATGACGACACTCTTATGGGTACACTCATGACGCAGAATATCGCGCCAGATATGTAACCTCCCACTGACCCGCAAACCAGCGGATTACATAAGGATTCACTTTCATGAAACAACGTAGAAAGCAGAAGCATAAGCGTGACGCCGCTAAGACCTTGTCTAAGGTCAAAGCGCCGAACAACATCCAGTGGAAATTGTTCGGGAAAATTGTTGAGGGTTTAGCAGACTTCCTCCCTAGCAATGATGTCAAGGACCTGAAAACTTGTATTCGTACTCGTAATCAGGCTAAACTTTACACAATTGCGGAGGTATGGAGCCCACGTAGTATGGCTTCAGATGGTTCTAGCGTGAGTAGTTTCTTCGCTAGGTACCAAGTCGGAGCCTTTTTGAAAAAATTCCCGTTTAACGGGGATACTGAGCAACGCCGCAGAGTAGCGCTTGAAGGAAGTCGAAAGGCTGAAGAAGCCTGCCGATTGTACAACAAGCGTGGTCACAAAGCCCTCTTAAGGGCTGATGATTGTGATCCATTTCTTGCGGGGTCTCTTGATTTAATGAGAGATTTTATCGCTCAGGTATTAGGTGATAAGCCCGATATGGCTGCCGTTTTTAGGGGCGCCAAACATGGGCCTGGGTCATCACTGTGTACTAAGGGGAATCGTGTTACTCAGTATTACAAGTATCATGATACTCCATATTCAGTCACAGCCGATGCTCGGGACTATGCCGTAGAGCTAGTCAAGTCCCATCCTTTGTGGTGGGGCGCACTTGAAGACAAATATCGTCGAGAGTTTGGGGTTCCAATGCCCTTGATTCTCCATCCAGAGCCCTTCTGGGACTGGGTGTTTGAGGAGGCTAGCGGAAACCGTATGACAACAGTTCCCAAGGACGGCCGCAAGGATCGTCCAATAGCGATTGAGCCGCGCCTGAATGTGATGCTTCAATTGGGGGTAGATTCAGTTATACGAAGGGCATTAAAGCGCTTCGGCTGTGATCTAGATTCCCAAGAAAAGAATCAAATGATGGCTGAGTTAGGCTCAGTAATGCAGGGAGAGGGGTATAGCACTCTCGACTTGAGTGCGGCCTCGGACATGATAGCGTATATTCTTATTGCGCTGTTATTTCCTCCTGCTTGGGTAGACCTTTTCCATTCCTTAAGGTGTCATTCTGGCACCTTAGGAGACGATGTGGTTGGTTACCACAAATTGTCGTCGATGGGAAATGGTTTTACTTTCGCGGTAGAGTCTCTGATCTTTTTAGCCGTTTGTTATGCCTCGGTCAAGAAACACAACCAAAGGCATTGGCATGAAGAGCAGAGGCATTATTCCATACGGGATGACGTCGCCGTTTTTGGCGATGATATCATCGTTCCGGATGAGATAGCTGACCAAACTGCAACTTTGTTGCAGCTATGTGGTTTTAAGCTAAATCTGGACAAATCCTTTACAGGGAATTCACCCTTTAGGGAGTCGTGTGGAAAAGATTTCTACCATGGGATCTACGTAAGGCCAATCTTTTTAGACCATGGAGTCCATGATGTTAAAGACTGTTTCTCAATTATTAACAGACTACGTTATACCGCTAGTAAGTCCCCTCTTGGCCCGTACTGGGTCGAAGGTGCTTGTGCGGTTCTGGAGAAAGTGCTTTCCGAGAGCCAGAAAAAGGTAATCGGTCCGCTCAGTTCAACAGAGTTTGATACGTATCTGCATACTCCCAGGAGTCTTGCCCACCAAATGGGCGGGATGACTGGGCGTTATGAGAACAGTTTATGGACTTTCCAAAGGCTATTAACCGTTGGAGTTCAACAGAAGGCGAATAGTTGGTTCTTTCGCCGTCTTATGGCTGAACATAGGCCTAGTGCTTCGGTGTGCAGTAGTCGTTTGTCACCTCCTTTGGTGGCTAAGTGGTTTAGGGAGACAGAGGAAGAGCGTCATAGAATTAAGCTCTATACTCCTTCTGGCTTACCCCAGGAGAGCCCGCGTACATACGATGTAACGAAGCGAAACTTACTTCGTTACAAATTACGGAAAAGTCGGGTCAGTTTCTGGCCCGACTCCTACGCAGAATGCAGCGGGTACTAACCCATCCGTAGCATAAAATACTCGTCTAACGAACGGGGAGATCGGA